AGTTTCGCGCCGCGTTTCCAAGGATAAGAAGATTTCCTTAGAGAAATCATACGGTATTATTGTCAGTATTTTGACTGGCGAAGCGACTGGTAAGTTAGCCGCCGAGATTGAATCGGATTACGCTGAGGATATTCAGCGTGCAGTTAACAGCATCGCGGCGTCACGGACCAAAGAGGACTTGGTTCATGCTGCATGTTTGTTGATTCATCGGGTAGATAGCTCGATTGACATGTCCGAGGTTGTCTCGTTACATCCCGACCTTATTTCTGAGTTGTCTGCATTCTATAAGGAAGAAGAAGCGAAATCGATTGAACGTCTGATTCGAGATCAAGGCGATGAGCCGGGCGATTCCCAGGAAGTGAATGTTGAGGAAATTGAAAAAAAGCAAGAGACCCAGGAAGTTCAGTAATACCATTTGAAGAGTATTACTGGGCTTTAAAGTACGCTTTTCCCGGAGATCCCGATTTCCATCGGGTGAATTTCTGGGAATTGCCGTATGATTATATTGTCATTGCCGTCAGAAATCTGACGAAACTAAGACAACGCGAATTACACGAATACGAAAGGCCTATTTCTTTGCTTGCTTCGCAAAATGCGGAGATAAACCGCAATCGAAAGAAGCGGAAGAAGCCTTACGCGATGGATGAGTTTTTCTTATATAAAGATAGGGACGATCTTAATCTACCAGGCGCTAGATATGGTGCTGCAGCCAAGAAGCTGATTGAGATGGGTCATTTTCCTGTTTGGGCGCTGTTTGTTTATAAAGATCTGATTGCCAGGGCTGACGACGCAATTGCGCCAGAGGACTTAGCGTTGATTGCAGAAGATGCAATCATTCTGGCGCCAACATACGAAGATTTCGAGTGTCATGGCATGTTGATTGCAATGGAGTCTGCTTCTGATAAGGTGCGACGATTCTCTACCGTCCACGGCGATTTCGTGGAGCTGAGAATGCCCAAACTGCAGGCAAAGGTCAGCGCAATCGAAGATGCTGCAATTAAGCTACTGAGATAGAGCAAGATGGGGCGATCCCTAATTCGTCAGCCCATAATGAAATGACCTTATGGTCACATTCATTTTCTGAGCAGACAATGTGACAATCGGATGATAGCCACTGCCTGATACGCCATTCTCTGTAGACGCTGTAAAAAACCTGCCTGCGGTACCACTGGATCCAGTCTTCGGATCCTTTACTGTGATTGCATTCCAGGCAGGCAGGAGTTACATTGCTTGTCCTATCGGACCCGCCTTTAGATTTTGGCCTGACGTGATCAATCGTCAGACTGGAGTCATCAATCGGCGGATTTCCGCAGTATGCACATCGATTGTCCCACGCTTCTTTGATTGATTGTCTCCAGATCTTACGCGCTTCTTTACGTGTTAGGGCTGACATGTTGTACAGATAATCAGAAGAACATTCATACAGGGGCATAGACCCCTTGCCTGAAGGCCAAAAAGGCATTTTGATTACTGTATTTTTGTCTTGAAAGCTACGCCAGAATCAGGTTTTAGCCCGGTCATGAGTCTATTGCAGCCGTCGATTTATGGTTCCTTTTATCGTTGTAAAATAGCCCAAGTCGGCAATCTATAATAGGGTTTCTATTGGGCGTCGTGGTTCAATCAAAAGCGAGTTCGCCCCAAGTCATTTACAATACCTTATCTCTTGATACAGAGTTCATGTCGCATGTCGGCATGTATACCTTTAATGATGGCAGCACAGAAGATGCGATATCAATTATCACCCCAGGCCAAGCTTTACCACAATTATCTAGTATAACAGGGTTGGAGGTTGTTATACATGACGTTGGTGTCATCAGACGGCAAGATTATGTTACGGATTTATCTGATCCCATCGTAACGTGGAAATTATACTTAATTGCATGGGAAGGCGCAAATGGTGCGGACGTTAATACAGCAGCGCTTCACATCGTTCGACGATTTGGCGGCTCAAACATGATTGAAATCTCAAGTACAGGCACCAGCATTGGTGCTTTAACTCAAAGTTTAATCTTAATTCCTAGCGGTGGTGGTATTTTTTAATTTACAGACAATCCGTAGTATACCGTTTGGAACTCTAGGGTAACGGGGTTCGATCTACCCCGGAATTGTCCCTTCGTCCCGGATGATCTCCGGCTGGACCCATAGCAAACTATAGCGCAGCTTTTGGCTACGATGTGTTCATCGTGCCCCTCGAAGTTAACAGTGTTGACACTGCTTTTGCTGGCGTAACTGCTGGCATCGGTTCTTCCGGTGGCTTCATCAACCTCGGCACCGCGAATGCAAACGTTATCGCCGCTGACTCGACCGTTTCTTATACCAATGGCATCTTCACGGTTGAAGGCACTGCCTTTGACATGGACGGAGCTGACAAGATCGCTCGTCTGTATGGCCTGACCAACGCCTCCCTGGAGACCGATACCAACTCCGAGGAAGTGGTGACTTATGACTCGGACACCAAGGGCTTCAACCTGAGCATCCCTACCTCCAAGACCTGGAGCGTGTCCCTGGCCGGTGTGGCCGACTTCAAGGATGCTGGCTATCAGATCCTGCGTCTGACCGAGCAGAACACCGTTGCTGACGCTCTGCGTGTGAAGTTCGTGCGTCGTGGCCCTACCGGTACCGACGAGACTGTGTATGGTTATGGCACTCTGACCGGCTATACCGAATCTATCGAGGCTGGTTCGATTGTGTCCTGGGAAGCGACCCTCCAGGGCTATGGTCCGTATCGCATCGACCTGGACGCCAACGCCTGAGTCTAGTTCAGATTATCGGCCCCCAAATGGGGGCCTTTTTTATTGGAAACATTGACTTTGCTCGGCACTCTAAACGTAGACTAGGCTTATGAATCCAGATGTCCAAAGGCGATCTGCGATATAGGATAGATATTGCAGGTGACGCCGCTCAAAGGTATTTTGAGCTTTGGACGAGCGATATTAAGAGTCAGACGAAAGAGTTATCTGACACAATCCAGAAGGCGCTTGGCGGGCCGCCAATCACAAAAGAGCTTATAATTCGAACGACCACGGACGATAGGGGAGTCAAGGTATTAAAATCAGAGATACAAGAAGTTGGTCGCATAACGGATCAATGGAATAAAACTTTAGCTCAAGCCAATAAAACTCAAGAGGGTAGCGTAACAAGACTACGGCAACAGGTAAACGAGGCGAAGCAAGCTAGAGATGCTATTGCTAAGATCGGTAAATCTGCCGATGATTTAAAGAATAAGGTTAATGGAATCAACCCTGCATGGGATCTTGCAAACCAAAAGGTTAAGTCTTTAAGTAGAGAACTTGAAATTGCCAGCGCCAGCAGCTTCTGGCAAAAGATCAAGGCAGAGTTCAACCTTGGTCCTATTGTTGGCGCAGGTAAAGCGCTCAACGAGATTGTTAATACTTTTCAAAGTTTATCGATTGTAGTTGGGCAATTAACTGCTCCAATCATTGCACTTTCCAATGCTTTAAATGATATCCAGCAGATTGATCTAACATTTAAAGGCATTGGCGCCGGTCCCGCAGATATTTCTAAAGTCTTTGCGGATTCATCTGCTATTGCACTGAAATATGGCGTTAACTTAAAGACTGTCAGAGAAGGCTTTACCCAGCTAAGTCCTGTTATCCTGGCCAGTGGCGGCACGATGGATGACGTTAGCGAAATTACCAGTGCGCTGTCTTCGCGTTTTGCAACGTTCGGCCTCAGTGCCGACAAGTCAAAACGAGTGATGAATGGCGTCATCCAAGCTTTCGGTAAAGGGAAGCTGATGGCGGAAGAGCTGACTCAGCAGATTTCTGAAGCGGATCCTGCTTTCAAGACTGATTTAGCCAATGCTATTGGGGTAACTGTTTCGCAGCTTGGCGAGATGGTCAAAGCCGGCGAGATCACCAGCCAAGTCTTGATAGACGTTATACCTTTACTTGGGAAATCATCGACTTATTTTGGCGGCCTGGGTAATTCAGCGACTTCTGCTGTCATGGCTCTGGCACGCGGCCAGGCGACAATCGAACAGGTTAAAAACCAGCTTGCTACCCTTAATCAATTAAATCTTGAGGGATTTGCCAGGCTGTTCCAGCCACTACTTGGTGCTTTTCTCCAGGTTCAGGCGGCGGTAACTGATTTTATTGCGAATTTAAGAGGTCTTGAGTCTACAAAATTTGTAATTAATATCATCAACAATCTGGCCACTACATTGGCTAC